GATGCCGCTCGTTCTGTTGGTGCATATATGGTTGGCGTTGACCATGCAATCGTTGATGGTGAATATTATGTTCTAGAATGTAATGGTTCTCCTGGTCTTGGTTCAAAGTTTGGACTATATAATACAGCCTTTGCTGAGAAATCATATGTTGGAGAAACTAAACCAGAAAAGATAATGAAAGAAGTGTTTGATTATATTAGTCAAGATGTTCATAGAAAATACTCATTTACTAAAGAGTCAGGATTTCATGAAAGAATTAGTATTGATGGTTACGGGCCTGTTCGTGCAAAGTTTGATACAGGAAATGGAACTACGGCCTCAATGTTTCATGTTGACAAAATAGATGTATCAAATAAAACTGTCAAGTGGGAAAAAGACGGCAAGAAATTCACAAGTAAATTAGAAGGCGAATCTCAGGCAACTAGAATGGGTGATGTAGATGACAGACCAATTGTTTTTGTAGATTTAACTTTTAATAATAAATTTTATAAAGATGTGCCAATAGGATTAACAACAAAAGATTCAAGAAGTACATTTCTTGTTAATAGAGATTTATTGACTAGATTTAAAGTAAATGTAAACCCAAATAGAAAGTTTGTTCTTTCTGATTGGATTGAAAGAAGTGATGGAAGCGATACTAAAGGAGTTAATATTAGCCCATTCAAAAAATAATTTGTCGATACGCTTGACAAATCAATCAGACTACTGTATAATAGTCTATACTAAATCATGAAAAGGAGAAACAAATGGCACAAAATCATCAAACTCAAAACCCATTATTCAAAGCACTAATTAAGCAATACGAATCAGAAGTTGCAAGTGCGTTTGCTACACTAGTAGTTTATTTCGACAACCCTGTTGCGATAGGTGAACACCCTCAACACATAGAAGAAATGGATAAACTAGTTGCTAAGATAGCAGATGCTGAAGATAAAATTCAAGCAATAAACTCACACTTCAACAATACTCAAATATAATTAATGAAGTTCTACACAAGTGTACTTCCTTATAGGGGGCGGTTGTTAGTTCGTGGTGTTGATAAAGATGGCACTCAAAAGAAATATAGAATTAACTACAAGCCCTCACTTTTTGTCCCAGTCGGCAAAGAAACAAAGTATAAGACTTTAGATGGTCGTTATGTTGAAAAGATAAAGTTCGACAGTATGCCCGAAGCAACAAAGTGGGTGAACGAGTATAAGCATGTTACTAACTTTGAATACTTTGGCAACACAAGACATCAGTATCCATTTATCGCTGAGGAGTTTGAAGGCAAGATAGATTGGGATATGAATCAAATCAAAATGCTTTCACTTGATATTGAGTGTGAGAGTGAGAACGGCTTTCCTAATCCAGAGAAAGCAGACCAGCCTCTAATCTGTATTACAGTAAAAGACTACACAACTAAAAAGATTATTGTGTTCGGCATGGGCAACTTCGTCAATGACCGAGAAGATGTTCAATACATTAACTGTTCGACTGAAACCGATTTAGTTGAAACATTTACTAGATTTTGGGTTGAATATAATCCTGACATCATCACTGGTTGGAATGTAAAGTTCTTTGATATACCTTATCTGATGAATCGTTTTCGTTATCTTATGGGTGATGATTGGCTTAATCAATTCAGTCCGTGGGGTATTGTTGAACAGCGTTCTGCAGCCGTTTTGTTTGCTTCGAGAGAACAACAAGTATGGAATATAATGGGCGTTGACACGCTTGACTATCTTGACCTGTATCGTAAGTTTACATTTGTCAGGCGAGAGAGTTACAAACTAGATTATATCGGCGAAGTTGAACTCGGCGAAAACAAGAACGAGAATCCGTATGATACTTTCAAAGAGTTTTATGCTAACGACTATCAAAAGTTTGTTGAATACAATATTCAAGATGTTGAACTCGTTGATAAGTTAGAAGATAAACTGCAACTGATTGCCTTGCATTTGACTATGGCTTATGAAGCGAAAGTCAACTATCAAGATGTGTTCGGTCAAGTAAGAATATGGGATTGTATTATCTATCATCACTTGCGTTCAAAGAATATTGTACCGCCCGCCATACAAGAATCAAAAACATCTAATGGTTATGAAGGCGCTTATGTGAAAGACCCTGTTGTTGGTTTTCATGATTGGATTTGTAGTTTTGACTTGAACAGTCTATATCCACATTTGATTATGCAGTATAACATATCGCCAGAAACGATGGTTGGGTTTGAACCTAATCGTGTCAATGTTGAAAAGATGTTGAATCAAGAATCTGATTTGTCTGACTTAGACAATACAACGATAACGCCAAACGGCGCTCAGTTTCGAACTGACAAACGAGGTTTTCTTCCTGAAATCATGGATACTTTATATCAAGAACGAGTCGTTTATAAAAAGAAGATGATTGAAGCACAGAAGATGTTTCAAAAGACAGGCGATAAGAAGTATGAGTATGAGATTGCAAAGAATCACAACATTCAGTTGGCAAGAAAACTCTCATTGAATAGTGCCTACGGTGCAATCGGCAATCAGTATTTCAGATACTTTGATGTTCGACATGCAGAAGGTATTACAATGGCTGGGCAACTTGCGATTCGATGGATTGAAAGAGATGTCAATGACTTTCTAAACAATCTATTAAAGACAAAGAATGTAACTTATGTTGTTGCTTCTGATACTGACTCTATCTACATTCGATTGGGTGAAGTTGTGAACGCAATATTCAAAGATAAATCTGACACAAGAAAGATTGTAAGAGTCATGGATAAGTTTTGTGAAGAAACGATACAACCTCAAATCGACAAGTCGTTTGATAAACTTGCTAAATATGTACATGCATATGAGCAAAAGATGATTATGAAACGAGAAGTGATTGCAAACAAAGGTATCTGGACTGCAAAGAAAAGATATATCTTGAATGTCTATAATGAAGAAGGTGTTGAACTGAAAGAACCTAAACTTAAAATCATGGGCATCGAGGCAGTCAAGAGTTCTACACCTGCCCCATGTCGAGTTAAGATTAAAGAGGCACTAAACATCATCATGAACAAAGACGAATCTGCATTGATTGAGTTCATAGATAACTTTAGAAAAGAGTTTAAGAAGTTGTCGCCTGAATCAATCGCCTATCCTCGTTCATGTAATAATCTGAAAAAGTATAGTTCGACAACAACAATCTATCAGAAGGGAACGCCGATGCATGTTCGTGGCGCTTTGTTGTATAACAATCTATTGAAGAAAAACAAGTTAGTGAAATACGAAACTGTAAAAGATGGCGATAAGATTAAGTTTATTCAGTTGATAGAACCTAATCCGTTGAGAGAAAACATTATATCTTTTATCGGCACATTGCCAAAAGAGTTTGACTTGCATAGATATATTGACTATGATATTCAGTTTGATAAGTCGTTCTTAGAACCATTACGATTTATTGTTAATGCAATCGACTGGAGTTTTGAAAGGCAGTCAACACTAGATGAGTTTTTCTAATGAGTGATGAAGAACTAAAAAAGTTTATGGAATATTTTAAAGACGAACTACCAGACCCCGAACATTACCCACAAAAGGTATTATGGTTAATGAAATGGTATCAATCAATTGTTATGAGGAATAGAGAATGAAAGAAAATGCATATACACACTACATAAGAGATGAGGAACTATATGGCCGTTTCAAGGATGCGGCTAGAGAAGATAAGTTGCCAATACTCGATAATAAGACATTTGAAAGAATGAATAAAGAATACGGCAAAGAGAAGATGCGAACAAATCTTGCTGACTATATTGCAACTGAACGACCTGTATTCCCATTAAAAGAAATAACTAAAGATAGAATGAGAGATTGTTTTCATTCTTTAAAAAAGTTTGATACCAGCACCATTTGTATTCCAAATGAGCAAGTAGAAAAAATTGTATTTGAGAAGTATGATGATTACAAATACAGTTATGATGATTATGGACTTGGCTTGATAAATGGTGCTAGTACCTTCAATGATGTATCAAATTATTTTCATCAAGACTTACGACTTGAATGTGGTAGTTATGGTTTCAGAGCACCTAAAGAAGTTTGGGAAAATGGTTCTGCATACGACATATGGAAATGTTTCGGTCCTTTATGGCGAGGCATCAACGGCGTTCAAAAGGTTATGATAGAAGGTAAAGAAGAATTAATGGGCGGCGAGTTAAATGAGAAAAGTTATATGTCTGCATTTAGACTAGGCACTTATATTGCAACACAGTTTAAACCAGTTGTTGCAAAGGCAATCTACGACATCACAGAGGCAAGAACTGTATTAGATACAAGTTGTGGTTGGGGTGATAGACTTGCAGGATTCTTTGCCTCAGACGCCGAAGAATTTTATGGTTGCGACCCAAACCCAAATACATATCAGAGATATCAAGAACAAATATCTACTTACAATAAGATGTTATCTAAACCTAAGAAAGTTCAGATATGGAATTGTGGTGCAGAAGATTTGCCTTATCATAAACTGCCGGCGATTGATGTTGCGTTTACCAGTCCACCTTACTTCTCAACAGAAGAATATAATAAGGGTGGCGAACTAGAAGAAAATCAATCTTGGTTTAAGTTTAATGAATATGAAAAATGGCGTGATGATTTCTATCTAGTTGTTGCAGAGAAAACAATGGAAGTAGCCAAGTTCATGTTTGTCAATATCATGGACCCAAAGATACATGGTGTTCGTTATCGTTCTAGTGATGAACTAGTTGAGAAGTTTAAAGATAAGTTTCTCGGTCAAATCGGCATGAGAATTATGCAACGCCCTCAAGGCAAGGCAGTGTTCAATGATGAAGATGGTTCTTTTAGTAAAGAAAAACTAGATGAACATATGAACAAAATGTTTATAGAGAATGTCTGGTGTTTTGGGCCTGAATCAGATTTATTTAAGAATTCAAGAGTGGCAACATTAGATGATTTTTTCTAAATATTGCTTGACAAAACTAAATAATTAGAGTATAATACCATTATGTTAACCGTACAGACAAGACTAAAATCAGAACCAGATTCAGAGTGGGAGTTCCATGAACTTTCACTAGATAAATTCCCAGGCGGATTTCAAAGAGAATCAGAATGGGCAGTAAAATACAAAAGAAGAAACACAGACCCTCAACATAAACACGAATATAAAGTGGAGCTAAAAACATGAGTGATTTTTTAAAAGATATAATTAGAGAAACAGGTAACGAATATGCAAGTTTAGTATCAGAAGGTTCAACAGGTGATGTGAACGATTTCATTGATACAGGTTCATATATTTTCAATGCATTACTTGGCGGCAGTATTCACAGAGGATTGCCATCAAATAAGATAACTGCTATTGCAGGTGAAAGTGCAACAGGTAAAACATTCTTTGTACTAGGCATGGTTAAGAGTTTCTTAGATAAGAATCCAGACGCTGGTGTTATCTTCTTTGAAAGTGAATCTGCAATTACAAAAGAACTGATTGAAGAAAGAGATATTGATAGTAGTCGTATGGTTGTAATGCCTGTAACTACTGTTCAAGAATTCAGACATCAGGCGATTACTGTATTAGACAAATACATTGAACAAAAAGAGTCAGAAAGAAAACCAATACTACTTGTGTTAGATTCTCTAGGTATGTTATCAACTACTAAAGAGATGGAAGATACACAAGCTGGTAAAGAAACAAAAGATATGACAAGGGCACAAATTGTAAAAGCCGCCTTTCGAGTACTCACCTTGAAGTTAGGGAAAGCATCAGTTCCCCTTATTATAACAAACCATACTTATGATGTGGTGGGCAGTATGTTCCCACAGAAAGAGATGGGTGGTGGGTCAGGATTGAAATATGCCGCTAGTAGCATTGTCTATCTTTCTAAACGCAAAGAAAAGAATGGCACCGAAGTAATCGGTAACATCATTCATTGCAAGAACCACAAGTCAAGATTGACCAAAGAAAACAAAGTCGTAGATGTTCGATTGACTTATGATAAAGGTTTAGATAGACACTATGGTTTATTAGAACTGGCATTGAAATATGGGATATTCAAATCAGTTTCTACAAGAGTTGAGTTGCCAGATGGCACTAAGACTTTTGGTAAGACTATAAATAATAATCCAGAAAAGTATTATACACCAGAAATACTAGAACAACTAGACGCCGTTTGTGCAAAAGAATTTAAGTACGGAGACCACATTGAAGAAGTCCAAGAATC